CTATTCCTAGCCTTAATGCAGTACTGCTTTTGCATAATTCTTCTAAACTGAAATTTTCACTTAGCTCCATTTAAACCTCGTCTGGAAAATCATAGATTGGAGCATTGCCAGTAGGATTACCATCATCATCTGTAGGCACTACAAACAAAGCCTTAAAAGCATCTAAATCTGCACAAGCATTTATAGCTGTTTCTATTGTGCCAGTAGCTGTTCTTACAGCATCTCTATAAGTGCTTATATCAGCAGGAATAGCAGTAGACTTTTCTGCATTTCTAACAACATACCAATCTGACTTAGCAAGTAAACTATTAGCAGTTACTTTTGTTTGTTCTATCCAAATAGTTTTTAGACCCTTAGTAACAACTTGATTGCCATCTTGGTCTAGTATTGGATTGTTATCTTCGTCTACTTCATTGATATCTGTTAGGCTACGTTCTACATCTCTTGCCCAATAAAATCTATTGTCATAGCTAGTGTCTGGGTCATCTTGCCACGTTACACCCCATTGGGTTTTATCTTCTTCTGACCAAGCTGATGCCCAATTATAAGGGTGTTTATATCCATTATCATCAGTCCAACTCTTGCCAACTTTTAGAGTTCTTCCATTGTATAACCAAGCCATTATATTCTCCTATCTTCCAAGTGCATATTTAAAAGGTGTCTCTGCAAAAGCCATATAGATATGTGTTCCACTATTAAATGCAGTAGATGTATTTCTTATTTTAAATCCATTTGATACAAAATCAGCAGTTGTATAAGTTCTATCTGTATCTGAAGTATCTGGCAAAATATAACTATCTGTTGGATTATAAGTATCTCTTACAGCATCTACTAACCACCAACTTGCAGAGCCATCAGTCTTTTTAATCAATAGCCAAGCAGGTCTAAATCCTAAATAAACAAACGTGCCATCAGTTGAACCATTACCAGTATAACTGCCAAATTTACTGTAGCCATCTATCTCTGCGAAACAATAAGCTATATAATTTGACCCACTTTTATTTACATTAGCATTACCATTTGCATCTACATCACGAACAGTAAAAGTTGTTGAGGAAACTGCTTTAATTTGGCTTGAGTAACCACTTTCAGCACTAGTACTATTTAACAAAATATTTTTTTTGGTGTAAGTACCATCTGCACTTAAATCTTCGTGATACACCTGCCATCTATTAGCATCTGTTCTATTTTTTACAATTACCATTCTTGGTGTTATGCCTAATGAATGTCCGATTGTAATATCAGAGTTACTTGTTCCATTTCCAGTATAACTAACAATGCTAAACCCTGCATCTGTATTTGCACTTACTGAACTTGTTATAGAACCATCTGTATTGCTTACAGCAGTTCCTCCTGCTTTCCAGTTCCAACCAACATAAACTCTTCCAGAAGTATTACCATTACCACTTGCTTGCATGTCAAAGCCATCAGAATTAAATGCTGTAACAGCGACATCATTAGCTTCTGCATTTGTAAGGTTTGAATAAAGAGTTTCAAAAACTGTGCCACCATTTAACCCTCTAACACTATCAATTAAATGATGATTATCAGCAGCATCAGTCCGTTTAAACCATAACCAATCTGCTTGAAACCCTACTCCACTTATACTTCTGACAGTTGCATTTCCTGTCCATTCAACTGTATTAAAATAATCATCAGCTTGTGTATCTGCATTAGGACTAATAGTAGGCTCTGGAAGATTAGCTGTGCATAATGCTAGATAGCCACTCGGTACAGAATACTTGAAATCACCTATGCCATTTGCATCTGTATTGCCACCTGCTGTAATTGCTCCTGCAAAAGTGCTATCTTGACCAGTATTTAAAACACCAGTATTATTATATGCACCAACAAAAGGTCTGTATCCTGCTAAATCAATACTTTCAGTTGGATTAGTTCCTGCACTTGGGTCACCAATTGTAGTAGTTGCATTACTATAATAACTATTATCAATTCCAACAAATAATTTATTATTATCAGCATCTATAGCAAATTGTAAAATAGAGTTAGCTGATATTGTATTGCTTGTACTTGATGATTGAGAGCCATTACTCAAAATACCCAACGTTGTGTCATTATATATACCATAAAATCCAGTAGTAGAACCATTATTGGGTTGAGCAGAAATATTAGTATCTTGAGAAGCTACACCTGCCCATATAGCTACTGAACCACTTGTTAAAGTTGTATTTAAAACCTCAAAATACCATTTACCACTTGATGGAATAGCAAAAGTTCCTCTTGATGCTCTAAAACTTGCACCATTATTATATTTTAAATTGCCCTCAGAAATTGTGCCACTAAAAGGGTCTAATACATTCAACGTAGCAAAATTATTCTCTGGACTATCTGGCATATCACAATCAGAAGCAACTATACCACTAGAGTCAAAGTGATTATCATTGCCACTAGTATCTGCTCCTATTGTGCTAGATGATGCAGTACCAGTTCCAGTTTGATTGAATTGCAATCTAAAACCATTAGTGCCATATGAGCCAGTATATGCTTTGGGTATCCATACACCATTTTTTGTTTCGCCAAACGATGTTGGGTCTAATGCTGTGCCATCTACAAAGTTAACTTCTGCAAGGTATCCGTCAAAATAATTAGTCCCTGAAATCTCAGCACGACCAATGCGATGTTCATTGGTGCTGTTGATGAAATAATCTTGGTTTGAAGGCTGCGTGTTGGTTTGAAGCGATTGCTCAATGCCGTTTACATAAAATTTTGCAGTAGTATTTGCAGCATCAAAATAAACAACAATATGATACCAAGCTGAAATATCACGAAAAACAGCACTGGTTTGAAGATGAGCCTGTGTTGCAGATGAGAAGTAGCTAAACAGTTGAAGAGTATCAGATGAAGTAAACTCAAAGGTTGTATAACTCAAAGAAGCAGATGCAGAAGACATAATTTTCTGCTGTGAACCGAGCAAACTACGTTTAACCCAACCAGACCAAGTCCACGTTTTTCTATTCCCTGCACTTGCAGGTGTTCTACTTAAATAAGCACTACTGCCATCATCAAATCGCAATGACTGTGTAGCAACTCCATTGTAGAAGCCACCAGAAGCATACATCCATTGTGAAGAACCGAAAGGACCAGACATTATCTCTCCTAACTAAAAGCTAATTGAGGTGTACCTAACAATATACGACCACTAGCAACAACTATATATGGCACTATATCTGTGGCACTTGCTGCACTAGATAAAGTCAATCCTGCTCCACCTGCTGTTTCATAATCTGTGCCTAGTGATACTGTTCTGCCACCAGTTCCATCTTGTATAAACGTAATAAACCCAGACTGACCTACTTGCTCTGTTGATGGATTGTCAAGTGTTACGTTTCCAGTAAGTGTAAGGACAAAGTTTTGATTAGCTCCAAAGTCTAGTGTGACATTACCAGTATTAGTTGTGTCTGTGTCTGTTGTTGCTAGTGCAGTACCAGTTACTTGTATGCCTGTTGAGGTGGTGGCTAGTTTTTCTGAGTTGTCATAATACAATTTAGTGTAGCTGTCTGACTCAACACGAAGCCCAACTTCAGTTGTTCCTGCTTTACCTATTCTTACAGACGCATCACCTCTAATGTATAATACACCAGTGCCTGTATCATCAATATAGCTACTGCTACCATCATGATAAATCTGTAGGTCACTACCTGCACCAAAGATAGCTTTGTTATTATCACCTAATGTAAGGTCACCAGTCATAGCATCACCAGTAACAGCAACAAAGTCAGTAGATGCAGAGGTTGCAGCAGTACCTAATCCTAAGTTAGTTCTTGCTGTTCCTGCATTGTTAAGGTCTGATAAGTTATTAGCAACAGTTAGAAAGTTAGCAGCAGTTAATGCTGCATCTGCCCATGCAGAACCAGTATATACCTTGAGATTATTGCTAGTGGTATTAAAATACAAATCACCTTCTGTTAAAGCATCTCCATCATTATCATCTATTGGGTCACTTGCTTTTGCTCCTAAATAAGTATCATCAAATGTGTCAGCACTTAAAGCAGCAGCAGCAGCACTTGCAGCAGCAGCAATAGCACTATTGCTTGCATTAGTTGCATTTGTACTAGCATTTTGTATTGCACTAAGATTATCTGTTACGTTTTGCAGATTAGTTGTCTGACCTGCTACTGTGGTTACATTACTTTCTATACCTGCTACTGTGGTTACGTCAGATGATATGTCAGCCACTGCTTCAATGTTTGCTGATATGCCAGCAACTGTATTGATAAGAGCAGATTGTGATGAAACCGTTGTTACAGAACCAATAGATGGACCAGCTTCTGCTGCTCCTGTTATCTCATTAAATGCTAATACATTTCCTTTTCTACTAGTTTTATTAGGCAATGCTATTTCATTAGCATCATCTGATTCTGCCATTGTCAAAGCACGATCATTCTTGTTTTCAATTTGTTGCATTACTGCATAAATTTTATCAAGATCAGTGTTAAGACTAGATATATTAAAAGGTCCCGATGTAGCAAAATCACTTATTCTAGTGATAGGAACATCTCTAAATATAGTTACTGTACTACTTGTGTAGACAGAACCCAGGGTAATATTACCACCTGAGAATCCGTCATCTACGGCTGTACCATTTACAGCAAAAGTATTAACGCCAGTTCCTCTTTCTATTATTGTATCAACACCTGAGCTATTTGTAATAATTACGCTGATGTCGCCTAATGAAAAAAATGGAAAATCTATTGTAAACTCTGTTGAGTTAGCAGTATTCCCACCACCACCTATTGTATGTTGTATTCGTGCATCATTATCATTAATCAAAATAGTAGCCATAATATATACCTTTACTAATAATGCACCTTCTTGTTAATTCACATCGCTGTTAAAAATCCCGTCCATTATAGGGTCTGCCCAAAACAAATTTCCCCCAGGTGTTATGAAACGTGCAGACTTTGCCGTGTTATGATCTGCTTCCATTCTTATAATGTCACTTGCAACTGCTCCACCAGTAGACAAATTGCTTGCAGTGGGACCAAAAATAGCTCCAAACTTTGCTCCACTAGGTATTGGCTTTTCTGTTGCACTACCAAACATTGGTCTCATGCCTAATTTATAATCTGATATTTTTTCTAAACTATTATTAACATCTGTAAACCAACCAAGCATACCACTTCGATCTACTGCATTTATTAGTTTGTCATTGTAAGTATCTTTACTGTCATCAATGCCATATTGAACATTTTTAATTTCATTGACTATTGCAGCTAATCCTACAAGCATTAATGCACCTTGCCAAAAAGCAGCATCTTTTTCTTGCATACCAGCAGTTAGCAAACGTACCATTGAGCCTTGACCATAACCTTTAAACTGAGTCATCATTGACCCAAGTTCTGTAGATGTCCATAAAGCTCTGTCACCAGCTCCTGGGGTTATAATAGTTCTTTCAACTGTTTGATTAAGAGCATTTCTAAAACTTAATCTAGCATTACCATCTGTCCATAAATCAGTTTCAGGTAGCCATTCGCCATCTTCTTGTTTTGCGTGTTGGTTCATTTGCAATCTCATTCGTGAGTGCATTTGTTGATCTATACCATTTGCTAGAAACTTTTCTTGATCTCTTGTAGATATAGCGTTCCAATCTTTCATAATGTTTTCTGTCATACGTAACATGCTTACATTGCCAGCAAACTCTTTCATAAACTGATTCCAGTAGTTTAAGCCATTGAGCATAAAGAAAACACCTACACTTTGGTTCATGTTTCTTTCCCAAGCAAATCGACTGCCAAACATATCTCCAACATCAGTAAACTGTGCAGATCGTAATCCTAAATAGGCATCTGCTGATATACCAGCTTGATTTAATTCTTTTTTAGATAATTGTTTTATTGTTGTTCGTGCATTTTTAAAAAAATGTTTTAAACCTTTATCATTAACTTGCTTAAAACCTTCAACCATTACCGATCTTGCTACATCAGGAACAGAACTAACTACGGCACTTCCCATGCCTACTAATATATTAAATGACTTAAATGTTCTGATAGCACGGCTAGATAAAGCATGTGGGTCTTTAGAAGCTCCATAAGTTCCTCTCAACCTATCTCTTAAACCTCTTATGTCTCGTAAATCATCTTGTAATTGTTTAGCTAATGTTTGCCTCTCAGCAGTAGTGGGGGCTTGTTTTATTAGCAATTCATATTCATCTGTGACTTGTTTAATGACATTTGCCATTGATACGTCACCAAAAGCTCTTGTCAGCTCAATGTCCATACCCATTGTCGTTGTATGATGTCTTAAAATAGATTCAACATCATTTTCTAAAAACTCTACAACTAATCTGTCTGGTATCTCAAATGTTCTTGCTTTTGTAGATGATGCTTGTGTTATCCAATCAACACTGTCTAAACCTTCATCTAAGTTATAATAAGGTTTACTTCTTGTAACTTGATCTATCATTTCATTTGCAAATTTATTGGCTTGTGCTTCTGTCAAACCATATTGGTTTCTTGACCAATTTTTAACTATACCAATAAATGCTTCAGAGTTTTCCATGATTTTATCAACACGCCATATCCTGGGTAAAAACCCATCAGCCGTATTAACATTGACACCATTAGCTTGTATCTTGGCTAGATTTCTTTGAGCATTTACTAACTGTGCTTGCAAGGCAACTTTAGTTTCACCTTTGGCTTTAGCTATTTTAATCTCAATACTTTTAATTTGTTTTTGTAAACCTCTTTCAAACAACCTTACTTCTGTAGCTTGCTTTTTAATAACGTCTAAATGTTCTCTAGCCTTAGAAGCTGCACTATTAACATATGTAGTAGCACCATCTATTACTTCGTCTCCATTGTTTCTTAATGCATTAGAAACTCTTTCTCTAAACTGATATTCTGTTAACCCATTGGTTTTATTAAGAAAATCTTTACCTTTTAGTTTGAGCATTTGCAATGATCTGCCAATATCCCCGTCTTTAGCTAAAATGTTTCTGTAACCTAGATATTGTTCGTCCATCATTCTCATAACATTAACAAGACTAGGTGTGTATGTGGTTCTGAAATTGGTTTCTAATGATTGTGTCATAGCTTCATTGCCAGCTACTTTCTTTTGTATCATTCCACCAAAATCAACCATTTGGCTTACTACTTTACGAACTATAGGATTAGGACTTTGCGTTAATCGTGTTACTGGATTCCAAGGTAATTTCTCTAACCCAACACCAGTTTCTTTTAAAGCATCTCCGTCCATTGATTGCCACATAGATTGTCTTTGTCTTTCAGGACTTACGTTAGCTCCAACTGGTTTCCATGTGTTTGTAGTTACATCTTTAACTGGATTAAACGGTTTTGACTTGGTTTGTGTTTGAACAGTTTTTGCTGGGTCAACAGACTCACTCCACAATACGCCACCTTTACCACTATCATAATAAATACGATTACTATATTTACCTAATATACCTGTTAATGCTCCACCAATTAAACCAGCTCCAGTTAAAACAACGGCTGACTGACCTAGTGTTCTATTTTCTATTTCATTAGCCATCATTAATTCTTCAGGTGCTATTAGTGCTGATGTAAATAATGCACCACCAGTAAATCGTTTACCTAATCTTGATGCCCTTAATACTTTTAATGGTGCTAATGGAGCCAAAATAGTAGGGGTAGCTAAAGAAGAAACTACTTGTGGAACCCATTGTTCTGTTTTTGCTAAAGTATTTTGATCTTCTAAATCTACATCTAAATTTTTAATTCTTTGTGCAGTTTCTGCACGACTGCCACTATTTAAAAAACGCCAAGCACTGCCTTCATAACCTTTAAGTTGTGGATCAGTAGTGTAATCATAGCCTTCTTCTTCAGTATATTGAGGATCAAACATAGCTCTTTTAAAAGATTCATAAGGTGCATATTGCCTAAATGATGCTCCCCAAACTTCTTGACTAGTTGGTATATGAGGACTATGTGCTTCTGGAAATAATAATTCTTCTGCAAAAGGCATTACGTTTTTGTTAGACGTTGGCTCATTCATGTCTTTTATAAAGTCAGATTTTAAATAGTCTTTCATTATTTTTCTAACCATAAGCTAAAGTCTAATCCTAAGGTTTTAAGAAAAGAATTTTTCTTTGCAGCATCATATTGAGTAAGGTTAATTGGAGTTTGTTTATCTAAAGGAAGTATAGCTTGTGCTTGATTATATAAAGTTTGTAAGTCCATAATAATAGAGTCAGGACTCATATTAGAATTCCATCTATTATAAATAGCTCTAACTTGTTGAGCCTTCATTCCTGGTAAACCATAGACCCATTTTCTAAAATCATTATCTTCTATTGTATTAATAGCATTTTTGTAAGCTTCGTTTTGTGGAGATGTTGCCCAGTCAAATCTAAAATTATTGTAAACTTCTTGCTTACCACCATATCCATTTTTTATATAAATTGTATATGAAGGTGTTTTGCCATAGTTCTCATTAGGAACAATTTCATAATCCATTTTTTCATGACCTTCTTTAAAGCCATCATTTCTATTCCACATATTAGGCTGACCATTAATGCTATAATGAATATATTTATATAAATCTTCACTTTTAAGCTGTATGGGTAAAGCTTCTGAAACACCATCATCTGTTTGTGTTGTAGGCATTGTGCTTTCAAATTGTTTTAAAGGAGGATTAAATGTCCATCTTTTAACTGTACTACCATTTTCACTTTTGCTTTCCATAATACCAATTTGTGAAAATAATTTTGTTAAAACTTTACCCATAGCATAGTTCATGCCTTTATTATCAGGAGTGACGTCTCCACTAGATGCGTATGCCCAAAACATATCGTTCATCATAGTCATCATTCTTGGGTCGTCCATGATGACATCTGTCAGATTATCCATACCATTTTGTTTTTGATAATCATTAATTAATTGTCTCATTTCTGATGTTTTTTCATAGTTAAGTTTTATGCTGGGATCAATTGCAGAAAATAAATTACCCATTTGAGTATTAGATAAAATTAAATCTGTAATATAATCCTGATTTGTAAATGATTTAAATGTCTTTTCAAACACTTGATATTCAGTTTCACCATTAGGAGCAAACTTAGATATAATCCTTTGTTTTGACTCAGTATTTGGTATAGCTATTTTATTAGTTAAATCCATACCAAATGACCTAGCATTACTAATGGCATAATCATTTATATTAGAAGCTTCTAATACTAAGCCAATTTTACCATCAACCTTGTTATTAACTCTAAAACTTTCTGACAACATTGCATAAGCCATTGTAACCTTAGTAAACATTTCATCATCGTTGATGTTTCCTATTTGATTAAAAACCTCTACTAAAGAAGGGTGCAAAGTATTATAGTCAGTTGTAAATCTAACGGCTTTAACTAGGCTTGCATTTGCTACATCTTTATCATTAGATAAAATATTTATAGGCTGATCTACACCATTAATTCTTATAGTTTTAGGAACGCTTTTAGTAAGCTCTAATTGTTTTATTACGTCTTGACCACCAACAAAGCCACCTTTTGTGTGGTTGTCTTTTATCTCTATAGCTTTGTATCTATTCTCAGTTTCAACATTATATTTTCTGGCATAAGCATCTACTGCATTAATATATTGCTGAACTGTCATTATGGGTTTAGCCGTACCACCTGGCATTTTTACACCAATAACATTAAGTTTTTTTAACTTATCTATATTATTATAAAAATAACTTGGTGGGTTAGCATAACTTGATGAGGCTCCTAACTCAGCAAAATAAGGTGCAAAGTTAGTGTCTATTCTGTCTGTTTCCTCAAGACTATATCGTGCTTGCCATTCTTTTCTAAAAGCAATAAGTTCTGCCGTTTCTACCTTGCCTTCTTTAATTCTTTGCATAAATTGTGCAGTAGCAATTTCTTTTTGATACGGAGTTGAGTTAGCTATTTCATCTAACAATAATAAATTAGTATCTTTATTGGCTTTATCAACTTTGTTGGTTAAATTAACTGTTCTTCCATTAAGAACTTGTATTGCGTTTGTTTCATGATTTTTATCCATACCAAGTGATTGTATTTCTAATAACGTAGGCATATTTGTTAAATCACCAGTCACTATTTTATTTAGTACATCTTCATATAAATCTAATGAAGCTTCTCTATCTTCTTGCTTTCTTTTTGTAACAATATTGAAAAGCTCTTTAGCCTTTTGTTGACCAGCTTGCCTAATAGCATCAGAGTCAATTGTAGGATCACTATTGTTGTCTGCTACATTATTAATCATTGACAATATTTCACTATGAGGAACTTGAGCAATGTGAGCTGAAGTCACTGATTTTTCTACTACATTTATTTGAAGTGTATTTTTATAAGCATTAATTTTGTTTTCAGCATCATCAGTTGTATTTGAATTAGCTCTAATTATGTCAAAGATTTTATTTTCTTCTTTTGCAAACAACTCATTAGTTGATGCACCATCTCCAGCATCGTCGTCTATATTTGATTCAACTATAAAACTACTTCTTCTGTCTGCTAAATTAATAAGACCTTTATTTGCTGAAACTAATGCTTGTGTTTTAAGATTTTGTATATGTATTGCAGAAGCTTTTCTTGTTGCACTACCTACAATCCTATTTACTGATGGTTGTAGTTCATTCCATACTTCAGGTGCAACTTTACTTTTCCATTCATTTGCATATGCAGTTAAGTTAGATTCTACTATTGTTTTACCATTTGCGAATGAACCTTTGTATTGCTCCAAAATATCATTTGCATGATCTCCAATATGATTTTGCACGTTTAAGCCAAAGGCATTAATAGCGTGTTGTTTAAATCTTTCTTTTGCCACTGCTTGGTTTGATTTATTTAACATATCAGG